CCTTTCCCACGGTATCATATTTTCAAGATCACTCAAAGAGTAATTATGATGTTGCATTAGAGAAAAATTTGTACTAAGATAATTCTCTAAACTATTGTGTGAAAGGGCTATACGAAAAAATCATTTAGTCCTGTCAATACTATATCACTACTTTTTTTAGTTTTAGGATTCTTTACCTTAACTGTATGTTTTAGTTTAGGCATAGTATCAAAAAACTTTTGAAGTTCTTTAAACTGTTTTGTATTTAACTGTTCAACGAACTCTACTAATTCTTTTTTAGTCTGATCTTTTGCTTGATAGACTTGTTCACCATTCTTTTCATATATTTGTAGTATGCAAGAGCTAATAACATCTATCATATTTGACGCATTAACATTTTGTATACCACTCTCACTAAATGAATCAATAGTAGGATATGTCATAATCATACCCATATCATCTGTTAATTCAATTTTGTTAGTATGTTCCTCGTCAACTTGCACTTGAACTTCGGTTAGATTAACCTCTGTGTCAACATAAGTTTTTTTGTCATCAGGACATAATAACTTTAATTTAGATACCTCACCTACTGACTTTGCTCGTATATTTAAAAATATGTACTCTACATCAAACATAGGCATAGATCCTAAATCTATTTTATTAAAAGTACACTCAGACACAATATCTTTTACTGCCTGAATGATATCTTCATTCTTTCCAGATTCCATTGCCATCAATAAAATCTTTTCTTCTTTTACTAGAAACGGACGATATTTTAATTTCTCATCTGTACTAGGTACTTCCAACTCATAAGTCGGAGTATTCAGTTTTGGTAGTGCCATAATTTAATCTCCTTTATTATATAAAATTATGTATATTAGAAAAACGGTGGGAATAATTTCCCTTTAAACAGTCTTCCTATTGGTACTTGGTTTTTAGCCTGTGTAAATACATCTCTTGCTGATCTTTGTATGTCAGGAGGCAAGGCACCAAATAATCCTCTGTTTGGTTGTGCTATATCGTGTTGTGTTTGTTCAGATTGTCCAAAACTTATGCCTGAAATTTTATCAGTAGAAAGATTGTGCCATTGTTTATATTGAAATCCTACTGTAACTCTAGTTAATTGATTTGTAGAACCATAATTATATTCAATCGCACTTACTGTTTCAGGATAACACTCTATCGCTTCTATGCCATAAGTTGGTGCGTCTCTATCACCCTCGCCATCAAGCGATCCTAGTTGAAATATTTGTAATCTGCCAACATAATCATCATAGTAACCTGCTTTATGTGTGACCATATTTACTGCCATTTTTTGCCACATTTCAAAAAAATGTCTTTCTCTTAAATATTTATCGCCGTAAAATGTAGCACCTATTGTTCCTGTAAAACCATGACCAGTTACTATTTGTCTAGGTGGACCAAAGTGATCTACTGTTTCTGATTGTAGATCATGAGCAGGCATTGATATCGATTCACAATGAACATTTACTTGTTGTCCTAGTTGACTAGACAATTGTTGTAAAGTTACTGCGTCTTTATTAGGATTTATGCCAAATCCTTGTTCTTGATCTACTGCGTTTTCATTTACTAACTTTTTTAAATTAGCGGGTAAGAAAACTCGAATGGCAAATCTTGCTGGTCGAGCATATCCCTCTGCTCTTCCCATCATAGCACGAAAACGACCTATCGTATTATCTGTATTTGCTCTTGTATAGTTTGCAGGATAATCTATTCGATCATATGATCTATCTCTAGGAAATCCTACTCTTATATCAAAAGGTCCTACTCGTTTACCTGCTCTAAAAATTGCCATTTCTTATCTAACTCTTTTCTTTAAACTTCTTCTTTTATGTTTATTCATTGACGAGGTTTTAAGTTTACCACCACCAATAGATGTTCTCTTAGGTGGTCCTTTGTCATAAGTGCTTTCTGTTTGTTTCGCTCTTGCCATTAATATGGTTGTCCTTTCTCAAATCTTGCAACTGGTAGAAATATTGCGATTGCCATTTCATCAGCTGTTATATTTAAAAATGATGTTCTCACTTGATTAAACAAATATCTTTTGATAGTTTTTTTAAAGTATCTACCTGACAACTCGCCTATATTAAATCTTGTGTTCTTATCATAATTTTTATCTGTGGCAAATCTTTGTAGTTGTCTTAAAAATGCTACTCTTGCACCAGGTTGTAAATAGTGAAAGTTGATACCATAGAAACCACCCTTTGCAGGTTCTAAAGGAAAGATCAAAGGAAATCTATCATATAAAGGTAATGTTTCTTTGAATTTAGGGTCATAACCAAACAAGTTCATTACACCATACTTAGGTCGTATAGTTGCCTTTCCTCGATTTATTAATGCACGAGCACCAGGTGATGTAATCTCTTGAACTCTTTTTTTGTAGTAATCAAAAGATTTAGGACCTGTTGTAGTATCTAATATCTTGTCAAATACAGTCTTTGCCATGCTACTATTTATATTGGTTTATAGATAGTAATTAACTCTTCCTTACCTTTAACTTTGATTTTATCTACTTCAATTGACTTGATATTCTTTAGTTTTTCTTGTGTATATGACGGATATAATAGAGGTGTAACTTTACCGTTCTCATCTTTATAGTTTCTAGTTTGTGCTTCTAGTCTTGCAGCTAAATTTACTGCGTCACCTATGACTGAATAGTCTAATCTCATTTCACTACCCATATTACCTACGATACAAGTGCCAGTATTGACACCAGAACCTATATTGATATCAGGTAGACCTCTTTCTTTGAACTCTGCTTTAATTTTGTCTGTTTCTTCGGCACACTCAATAGCAGTTTTGACTGCCATCTCTGCATGATTCTCACAATCAAGTGGTGCATTCCAGAATGCCATGATACAGTCGCCCATATACTTGTCAATTGTGCCACCATTTTTCAATACTATTTTTGACATACGATTTAGATAGTCGTTGATAACTTCTACAAGACCTTCAGGATCATCATTGTTTTTATAGTATTCAGATATCGGTGTGAAACCTACAATATCCATAAACAAGAATGACATCTCTTTTCTTTCGCCACCTAATTTTAGTTTCTCTGGATTCTTTACTAAGATTGCAACTTGTCTTGGGTCTAGATACTTCTCAAACTGTTTTCGTATTTGTTGTTTTAGTTTGAACTCTAATATAAATCGTAAAAATGTAGAATGAAACCCAACTAAAAATAATGTTAAGAGTATCCATGTAACATCAATCAACATCAACTCTTTACTAAACCATACATCAGTTTGAATAATAGCAAAAAGAAAACCACCTGCAATCGATAAACCTATGATAGAGTATGAAGCGTATCTACAAATGATTATTATAACACACCCTACAATAAATGCAAGTAATAATTCTATCAAAGAATCAAATCTTTTGACAGTTTCACCATCTAATATTGTTTGTAGTGAATTAGCACTTATGACATAATCATATTGTTCGCCAGTAGGGGTTGCCACTATACTCGATAAACCTTCTGCTGTCAAGGCAATAATTATAGTAGTTCCTGCAGCCTCAGAAAAGTCTTGACTAGCAGCAGATATTGTGTTAAACTCTTTGTTCCATCTTAACCATATTCTTGCGTTTGCGTCTGTGTTGATAGTATCATAACCAGGCACTCTCATAGCAGTTACGCCAAAATCATCTGCCTTTACTTGATAACTAGGATCACCTACTGCAACTCTGATAGTTTCAATTGACATATTAGGATAAACCTCTTCACCTATTTTCATCAATAAAGGCACTCGTCTTACAACACCATCAACTTCAGGTGCTGTGTTGATTACACCTACACCGTTTGTACAGTCTGCAAGTTTTGGTAATGGACCCACCATACCTGGCCACTCATATAAAAATGCAAGTGGATCACCTATCTTTGCAACACCTCTAGGCACAGGATTAGATGTTCTCTTTTGTACTGTACCAGTCTGTGCTATAACTGTGCCGTATGTTAGTGTCTCACAAAAATAGTCATCTTGACCAAATCTATCTTCTTCACTAAACAATATAGGCATAACAATAATACCTGTTTCTGCTTGTCGTAAGTTTACAATTAAATCTGCTATCTTATCCCTAGGCCAAGGCCATTGACCATACTTCTCGATTGCTTCTTCGTCTATTGTTATGATTGTTATATCTTGTGAGGGTGATTTATCTTCGTTTGCTAAAAGAATGTCAAACGATTTTAGTCTTAAAACTTCTTTGACCCAAGGATCTTGTAGACCTATGTAAGTCAATACAAATAAAGTTATAAATGCCGTAGTCCAATGTGTTAATAATTTTTTCATTAATTTTGTGTAACTGTCACCGCACACCCACTTGTAGTGGCACAAGTGCCCGTCAATGAGTATGATCTATTTGATGAATCAGTTTGGTCTAAGTCTAAGTTATAACCACCACCAGCATTTGTTAAATTGATTGTCGTTGTGTGATCGCCATATCGTTGAAATACATCTACTGTATGTCCGTCATCTACTGTTATGTATGATGTTTGTTTATTACTATTACCTCGTTGTTTCACATCTATATCATTACTATCGCCATTCACATCTAACCAACTGTAATGATCTCCAGCACCACGCTGTGTAATTTTTATATCATTAGAACTACCGTCTATATCATTCCAAGTATATTGTCCACCATTGTTGTTATCGTCTGTTTGATAACTGGCAGTGGTGTTACTACTTCCTGTTATATACCAATAAGCGTCATTGTCACCTGTTTCGTTGGTGTCTATATTACCATCTTCGTGTTTGCCTTGCCACACTTTAGAATTGTTATTATCACCATTTACATAAAGTCTTACAATGTTGCTATCCTGTGATTGCACTTGCACATCTATGGTATTGTTGTCACCGTTTTGTACTTCAGCAATTACATTATTACTATCACCATTTATAGTTGTTGTAATCGTATTGTCTGTATCACCACCATTACCTATTTCGTTAAATGCGTAATTACTATTACCAGTTACGTTCATTGTAATTGTATTATCTTGTCCGTGATTATCTACTAAACTAATATTACTATTACCTGTTTGATTGCTTGTCGAACTTTTACCTGATGAGGAATCTGACCATACTCTTATTTGATTACTGTTGCCTGTTTGTGTAAATGTGGCTGTACTGTTAGTGCCATATACTATGGCAGACCCACTACCTGATAGACCTTCGATCTCATTGTTTTGTCCATCTTGTGTAACATCTAAATCTAAATTAGAACCTGATTGTGTTATGTAAATAGTATTACCTTCAGCATATGTGCTTACTGCTAAAATACATGATAACACAAATATTAGAAGTATATTATCTTTAAAAAATCTAAACATTATTGTATTTGTAGTATATTAATTATATTATCTTGACCTAGTAATTCAAAATCATACATTTCAAACTCTCCTTGTACAATATTTAGTATATATCCATATTCTTTATCTAGTCTTAATTCAATATATGCTCCTGAAGCGTCCTCTCTTATCCATACCCATTGTGGATCTTCATCTAATATAATGACACCTGTTTCAGGATTTTTACCTAATTGTATATCACCAATTGACTTTCTCTCTCTTTGTTTATCAAATTCATTTCTCATTTCTTTTGCAAGTTCTTCATTGATTTGTTTCAATATATCAGCCAAAAAGTTTTGTTGTAAAAAATCTATATCTAAACCTGTAACGTATAAGTTTTCATCTTCTTCAAGATAGTCAACATTCAAATCTTCAATCTCTAAGAAGTCAATGTCTAATGCGTCTGCAACTGCTTTAATTTTCTTTACATAGTTTTCATCTTCTATTTCTTTTGGTTTAGATATAATAAGCATATTGTTTATCATGTCTATTTCTAAATCTAATGTTACAGGTGGTGTAGGTGGTTTTTCTGGCACCACAACTTGTGTTGCTTGAAATGCTTGATTTAGTATTACTTGACCAGCTGCGCTCTCTACTGATATTTCACCTACAAGACAATTGCCATTTACATCACAACTCGGTAGTAGTATAATTGTAGAACCACCTAGTTCATCTATTGTCATAGAAAAATCTGTACCACGAACACCTATTGTTGCTGTAGGTGTTGTAATCTTTATATCTTGTCTTGATGTTTTAGCAATTTGTCCTGACGCATATTTTATTGTGCCAAGTTTTGCTGATAAATTTAATTTACCTTTTTTTGTATTAGGGTCATATACAAATTCATCTATGATAAGTTTACTGTGTTGTGTAACATCAACTCTGGTATCGTCAACAAATAGAATACCAACTTTGCCGTTGCCTGTTTTTACCGTATCGTATTGAAGAATATCTAGAGATTGTTCGATAGTGATATTTTTATCACCATCTTTTCGATCAACTACGCCTTTGCCTTCTAGTTGATCTACGTTACCTATGCTACCCCATAAAGAGGTAGCATAAAATAATATTAATATTATTATTGTCCACTTAGTCAGTTTGTGATATATCGATATCATGGTTATCACCAGATGTTGTCAAGGTTATCATATTATCATAAACACCAGATTGTGTAATATCCACATCGGCTATAGATCCTGTATGACTGTGAATTAAGGTGTGTCCGTTAACATCACCATCACCATTTATGTCAATTAAATAATTATTTGTGTCACCGTTTACGGTTAGTGTTAGTATAGCAGAAGTACCATCTATTGTGGCAGCGACTACGTTTGAATCACTTCCAGATGAACCTGTTATACTTACTGTTGCGTTAGCAGCGTCTGCTGTTTCACCAATATCGATATCTAAATCGTTGCTATTACCTGCCCATATAATTGAAGCAGTAGCAGTAGCACAAGAAGAATTACTTCCTGAACTATCACAATTGAAATCGATATCGTTTGAGTTACCAGTTGTGCTAAATGTACCTGTGAAGGTCGCACCGTTTACATCAAACTTCAAAACATTCGAGTTACCAACTTGATCTATGTCTATTGTGGTCGTTGCGCCTGTGACCGTAGAAGCTGTAGTCGAGTTACCAACTGTATTGTTTTGTCCGTCTTGGGTAATGTCGAGGTCAAGCGTAGCACCTGATTGTGTAACATAGATATCATTCGCCATTACCGGTAAGGCAAAAAATATCAACAATGTTATTAGTTTAGCGTACATACTTTTACTCCTCTATTTTAAATGACCATAAGTCCTTTTCGAGACCCTCATAAATCATATTATGTATGGCGTGTTCGATTGTAGTTCTTATGGCGTAATTGACTGGCTCGTTTGTTGCGACACCAGTTTCTATTTCAAGCGCTTTTGTACTCATGTCTAAAAATCTGAATACATCACCGCCACTTGAATAACTTGCGATAGTCTTTGTTGCTGATGTGGTAAGTAATATCTCACCAGTTTGTACTGCAACAAGTCTTATCGAAACTGTTACTTGGTCTGTACGATATTGTTCACTCATGCCTATACCAAAATATCTTGCACCTGCACCACCAGATGTAATATTTGTATCATATCCTACAATACCACCCTCTATTATAAGTCCTGCAAACTTTAGAGGTTTTAATTGATTCTTTACATCACTTTCTCCATCATATAACTCTCTTGTCGATCTAATTAGTTGTCTCTCTTTTACTAGAGAATCAAGACCTTCTCTTTCTAAAACTATAAACCATGGATCATGACCACCCACTGCTTTCAAAGCATTGATAACCCATACTTCAGGACCTTGTGTTACAGCAGTTGATAGTTGACTAAACTTTGTATTAGGTTTTCTTTGACCTGTTTTATCAGGAAAATTATAAACTGCGATTGTAATTTGTGGTTGCCCTAATTCAGGTATCAACTCTAATCTTTTCATAGTGTCAGTTTCCATAGTATAAGGTGTTTCACCTTGATAGAAACCTTCAGGTGGTGTAGTTGTTGCACAACCTGATAAAAAACAAAACAAGAATATTGCTGCTGCTATTTGTGGGAATGTAAAGTCCATATTTTTAAAAGTTAAAGTCACCTATTGGCACAGACATGGTAGTCGTTGTGCCATCTGGTTGTGTGATTGTTAATGTAATAACTTCTGTTGTTGT